GTGCCAGACGGCGGACAAGACAACACCTACACCCTGCCTGCTCCAATTGCCGGTTCTGTGTTTAAGTTTGTCTATGCCGGTGGCGCAGCAGACGCTACAGACGCAATTATTGTTACTCCTGGTAACAGTAATTTTTATATCGGCGGCGTAACGTTCCTCGACACTGACGGCAATGCGATCAGCAGTGTTTTCTCAGATGGCAATTCCAATAGCAGCATTCAGCTAAATGTGCCTGCTGGGTTTGAAGTGACTATTGTTGGTCTGGACACCACCAATTATCAAATCTTCGGGAATGTAACGAGCACTACTGCACCTGTATTTGCTGATCAGTAATACTAGATTCGCTTCAATAAGAGGGCGTAAGCCCTCTTTATTTAGGAGAAAAACATGGCTGATACAGTAACCTCTCAAACCATCCAAGATGGCGAAAGGAAGGCCGTACTTAAATTTACGAACATCAGTGATGGAACTGGCGAATCTGCAGTAACTAAAATTGATGTAAGTGCTCTTTCGAAAAACAGTGCCGGTGATTCCTGCACTGAAGTCGCAATAGCAAAAATATGGTGGCAGTGCGTCGGAATGGGCGTTGAGCTTCTGAACGATGCGACCACTGATACCTTAATTATTGGGTTGTCTCCCGACTCAAACGGTTTCCATGATTATTCGGATTTTTCTGGAATACCGAATGATGCGGGCTCCGGTAAAACTGGTGATGTGAAGTTCACAACGATTGGTGCGAGCAATACAGATACTTACACTGTTATTGTTGAAGTTTTGAAATCGTACTAATTAGGTAAGGAAAGTTTAATGTTTGAAGGTCTAGACGCTGACATTGTAGCTCCCCCCTCTGAAGAAGAAAAAAAGGAGGGGGCAGTAAATCTGGACTACGACCTAGTAGTGACCGCTCCAAGGGTAGGAGCACGGCCACGGGTCCCCCT